TGAGGGAAAAAATAAGAGCGCCGTTTAGGAAATATAAGCATAACACAAGACCAAACGCAGTACAATCCAAATTTATCATAAAAGGCGATATGTTCACCTACGAAGATACCCTTGAAGTAATAGACGGCAGAGAAATAACTCCCGAAATAATCATGGAAGCACATAAATTAAACCCTGACGAGTGGCAGGTTGTTTCTTTTTGTAGCAACGTGTGGCAACAGCAGACTAAAGGCGGGGGCAAGATTAATCTTTGTCAAAGTAAATTGACGGTTAGACCAAAAGCAACAACATTCAACCCCGAATGGGTAAAAGAAACCATAAAGGATTTAAAATTACCAAGCCCGTTAGTAAAAAGGCGAAGTTACCAAGCAACAGGCAAGACGTTGGAAATTAACATAGCGGATGCACATATAAACAAATTATCCATTGTTTCCGAGTGTGGCGATGAGTATTCGACAAAGGCGGGCATTAAAAACCTACACAACATCATAGAGCAATCCTTGGAAAAGACAAGCCATTATCCCGTTAAAAAGATAATATTCCCGTTCGGGCAGGACATGGCAAACATAGATAACCTGTTTCGGACAACCACAAAAGGCACGCCACAAGACACCGACACATCATATCCCGATATGTACCAATCCTTGCTAACAGCTGCCATACAGATAGTTCATAGGCTAACAGAGGTTGCACCAGTAGAGGTAATATATGTAGGGGGCAACCATGATAAGCTAACATCATACACAATGACAACAACCATGTATTGGCATTTCCTCAACAATAAAAATGTTGAAGTGGATACCGAATTCTATCCCCGTAAATACAGGCTGATAGGCTACAATCTATTAGGTTTGGGGCATGGCGAGGAAGAAAAGAAAAGGATATACAACTGTATGCAGAACGATGTTCCACAGCTATGGGGGCAAGCGAAGTACAGGGAATTTCACTTGTCACACATCCACACCGAAAAGATGATAGACGAGGACAACGGCACGATATTCAGATGGCTTTCCTCACCTTCGCCAAAAGATAACTGGACCAACAAAGCGGGATATGTTGGGGCGCAACGCAAAGCACAATGTTTTGTGTGGGATGATGAAGGGTTAGAGGCAATTATAAATTGTTATGTATAAAAAGGAGTTGATATTAAAATGCTTAACGGAAGAAATTTAGTCAAAGAAATGAGCGAAAAAGTTTTAACCGAGGCAGTAAACGAAACAACCACAAGAAAAGAAATTTTAGACACAGCCACGAAGTATGTTTGCGGACAACGTGAAGAAGATTATGGAAACCCAGAAGATAATTTTAACCAAATTTCTAAATTATGGAACGCATACTTAGGCGACAACGTGACAGATGCCCACGATGTAGCTATGATGATGGCACTACTTAAAATCGCTCGCATTCGCACAGGACGGCGTAAGGCGGTTTCATACATAGACCTTGCGGGTTATGCAGCTTGCGGTGGTGAAATAGCATTAAAGAACAATGAATAAATATGCAGTGTTTGCAGAAACGATTAAAAATGTTGTGTCACCCCAAGAAGCGGCAGAATTGTACGGTATTGAATTTAATAGGGCGGGTTTTGCAATCTGCCCTATACACAACGAAAAAACGCCGTCATTCAGAATACACAAAGGTAAATTTTATTGTTTCGGTTGTTCATGGCGTGGTGATGTAATTGACTTAGTGCAAGATTTATTCAACTTATCTTTTACAAACGCAATTACAAAAATAAACGATGATTTTTCGGTTGGCTTGCCTTTAGAGCGAAAATTAACACTTCGGGAACGCCGAGATACACAAAGGCGATACAGGCGAATTGTTTCAGAGCGAAAACGCCGTGAAAACAACGAGTTTATCCAGCAGTTACGGCACGACCGTCTTTGGACGGAGTGGCATAGATTTGACCGGAACTTGACCGAATATGCCCCGAAGCATGAAACGGAAGAATGGCATCCGCTTTTCTGTGAGGCATTGCGTGATATGGCATATTTAGAGTATCAAATAGATTGTTTATTATAAGACTAAATCGGCATCGGAAAGTGTGGTGAGAAATTGATTGAAATAAATTCAGCTAAAGATTTAACAGATGAAAACATTGCTCAACTGGATGCTATAACGCTTGTGAATAGCCTGATTTATACATTTGACTTAGAGGATGACTTTGAAATCGAACGTGTACAAGCTGTTATGCAGATAAAAGCACGGGAGTTAGGTTGTTTGACAGCCTTTAATCGCCTTTTGGCTACATACCGCAAGCAAGACAAAATAGAAGAGAATCGTTTCAAAAAAGAAGTCGCCGCTGGCAACTTAGATATACCCCTTGAAATCGGCTCTAAAGGTGTTCCGGAATGTACTATTGACAATTTCTTAATGATTATGCAAAACGACCCGAATTATCAGAACATACGATTCAACGTTCTGCGTAATGCCCCGGAAGTTCACACTGGTAAAACCGTAAGGCTGTGGAACGATACGGACTTAGCAAAAAGTAAACGATACATTGAAAAGAAATATAAACTACACCACGAAACAAAACACGATGATGCCCTGCGTATCTTTTTTGAAAGCCGAGAATATCACCCAATACAGGAAATAGTTGATAACCTCGAATGGGACGGCGTGGAGCGGATTCCGCACTTCCTTACAAAATGGATGAAAGCAGAGGACAACGAATACACCCGCGAAGTGTCAAGGCTAATTTTTGCGGGGGGAATACATCGTCTGTATTCACCCGGTTGTAAATTTGACGACGTGCCGGTATTAATCGGAACAAGTCAAGGCGAGGGAAAGTCAACTATTGTGCGTTGGCTTGCAATACACGACGACCATTTTACAGAAGTTACCGAAATTGACGGTCAAAAAGGAGTTGAGCAGCTTGAGGGCGCATGGATTTGTGAGATAGCGGAATTGCTTGCATTGACAAAAGCGAAAGAACAGGAGGCTGTTAAGTCTTATATAGCAAGGTTGAAAGATAAATACCGCAAACCGTGGGGAAAAAATACCGACGAGCTGCCGAGGCGGTGTATATTCATCGGTACAACCAACAACGAACAGTTTTTGCGTGATAAGACCGGCAACAGACGATTCTATCCTGTAAAGGTCAATTCATCCGGCTACTGGCTGTACGACCATGAGCAAGAGTGTAGAGATTATATCCTGCAATGCTGGGCAGAAGCGAAGGTAAAGTATGGCCGAAACGAGATGCCGAATTATGCTGATAAAGACCTAATGGAGCAATACAAAGCCGCACAAGACGAGGCTATGGAGGATGATTGGCGGATTGGTGCAATCGAAGAATATTTAGACCGACAGCCTGTGGGTTCGTATGTGTGCATCAGGCAGTTAAAACATGAGGCGTTATCCCCGAACAAAGACTTTCCGCAAGACCCTAAACCGAAAGAGTCGCAAGAAATCGCAACTATCATGAATAAATTTGATGGTTGGGTTAAAGACGGAAGAAAACGCATTGAAGGTTACGGGCAACAGCGTTGTTGGAAAAAAATCAAGGACACGTATAATTTTACTGAAGTAGATGACGACCCGCCATTTTAATCAACCGTAAGTGTGACAGGGTCCTGCCTATAAACACAAAAAATTGCGATTCACCCCTATTAAATCGGATGGCTTAAATTGTAAGAAATGTAAGTTTTTGGTGTGACAGGGTGCCAAAATCGGAACCTGTCACACCCCCTGTCACAGACCCTGTCACACCCTTTAAACCCTTATATTATCTATGTTTCTTTCTAAAAAAAGACAGGGTGACAACAAAAGAGGGTAAATCTTTTAAAACGATTTTAACATAAACCGTTAACAGTTTTTCATAATTTTATAAAATAATAGGAAACCCTGTCATGCCTGTCACACTGTCACACCTAAATGAAATAAATGGAAATTATAATGCAGAAAGGAATGGTTTAAAATGGCAGTTGAAATTACAAACGGCAAAAGTCAAGATTACGTTGATATATTAAAAGAGGCAGCAAGAGAAATTGAAATTCGTGCCGAAGAAATAATTGGCGATGTTGACGGGCAGAAAGGCATTGATATTTTCATTAGTATACAACCGCATGAGATTACAGAAATATCAGTAAATAAAGTATTTGTGAGCGGTTGGAAGCAAAGGGCAAGTAAACATTTTAATGATACAGAAAGGATTGATGTTTAATGGCGAAAAACAAGAACAAAACATCTAAACAAAAAAATAACAAGGTTATCGACGTGGAAGAGGCGACCAAAGAGGTTGTCAAGAAAAAACGTGGTTCTAAATCGGCATCGGTAGAAAAGACAACCACAGCAAGCAGAAACGAAATAAAGGAAATACTTTCTAACAGCCTTTATTGGTATAAGCGTGAAATTGTTAAATCGGACGAAGAGTGCGCAGAGCGATTAAATGAGTTCTTTCAGCGTGTTGCAGAAACAGGAGAGATACCAACGGTTGAGAAAATGTGTCTTGCTTTGGGGACAGTTAGGCAGACGGTTTATGACTGGGAACAGGGTACGCAGGGCAGTGTACGTTCGGTCATGATAAAAAAAGCGAAGGAAATTCTGGCAAGTTTAGATGCAGAATTGGTGTCGAGGGGCAAAATTCCACAAGTAACTTACATCTTCCGCGCAAAAAACTTCTTCGGCATGAAAGACCAACAGGAACATGTTATAACGCCGAACAATCCTTTAGGCGACACATCGAATCCAGAAGAATTAGCGCAGAAATACAAGGCGGCGTTGCCTGAATCATTTGTTGAGGGTGAAGTGACCGAATAGGGCAGAAAGACTTATTATAGGATTAAGCAGAAAGGGAAAAGAATATGTACAGGGTGCAGAAAGGGATATTTACCCCCTCATGGCTTTAAAAACGAACGCAGGACGGACTTTTATATTAAGTTAGGGTAAACATATAGACGCAATAGAAA